TATAACTATTATTGTAACTCAAACCGATATTGGTTTTACTGATATTTTGAACTATATTCAATTAGGGCTTGACAAATTGCAAGAAATAGTATATACTATGAAAAGGAGTGTGTAAAATATATGATGAAACAACTAAAAGTAGTATCAGTTTTAATTGCTAGTTTATTACTAACAAACTGTGCTGGTAACTATAAAATCAAAAAAGAATCAGGTGGTAATGTCGTTGATACTGTACCAAAATGGTATATGGCAGACATCAAAGAGTCAAAAGCTTGTGATGTTAAAATCTTCGGCAAAGACAAAGATAAAGTTTGTATCTACGGTGTAGGTACTTCAGTATCTCCTGACTTAAATCTCTCTATTGAAAAGGCAAAGATGATTGCTAAGGCAGAACTTGCTGATATTATCAAAGGAGAAATGAACAAACAATCAAAACAGTTTATTACTGAAATCGGTAAAACACAAACTAAAACTGTAGTAAGTGAAGTTGAGTCTGTTTTGGTTAACGTAATCAAAGACACTAAAGTTAGAGGTTATGAAGTGTTTGCACAAGACGTAACACTTACAAAGAATAACTACTATCGTGCTTGGATTGGTTTAAGATTGCCAATGGGTGAGTTTAACAAAATGTATAACTACACTATTGAAGAAGCGGTAGACGCTTACAATCTAAAGGCAAAAGCAAAAGTAGCATACGACAAAGTGTTAGGAAACGAAAATGAAGATAGTAATTTACAGTAAAAATAACTGTCAGTATTGTACCAAGGCCAAGACCCTTGTTAAGAATCTTGGCCTAGAGTATGAAGAATTAAGTTTTGAAAAAGATTTTAACGGTGATGTAGATAAATTAGTAGAACACGTTGGTAAAAAAGTTAGAACAATGCCACAAATAAAAATTAATGACAATTTAGTTGGTGGTTATAATCAATTAGTAGAATATTTTGTAGAACAAGGAAAGGTAAACTTTAAAGGTGAGATTATTAGTGAGTGATGATAAGATAATACATTTTCCTACAGATCGTATTGTTAATCAAAGAAGTAAAGAACTTGATGAACAAAGACGAAAAATGGGTGAGAAGGTTGCCAAAGAAATACAAAAACAACAAACTAAAAAATTTGTTGAAACGGCAGTTGATGATATTAGTATGGACTTATTAAAAAGATTTGTAGATTTAGCAATGAGAACACAACAACCTGTATTTACAAAAGATTTAGCATTATTAGTTGATGTTATGCGTGGTATGATTTATAGAGATTTTGGTCTAACTCATCCTGCTCAACAATTAACTGATAAATTAGTTGATTTAAAAACTAGTAGAAATGGCAATTTATCAGCAAAGATAGATTATTCAAAAGTATTAGATGTGCCTATGAAAACACCTAAACCTATTAGTAGTGATATTAAAAATGAATTAAAAGACCTAAATGATACGGCAGGTTTCTTTGAACCAGATGGACATTTAGATGATTAACAGAATTGCAAATGCAATCGCCTTAACAGGTTGTAAAATAGTCAATGTGAAAGGAGTTTAAACAAATGTTTAAATTTTTATTTAATAATAAAGGAGAAGATAAAATGGCAAGAGCTAAAATATCTAAAACACAAAAGGTATTAAACCTTTTAAATTCAGGTGCAGAAATCACTTGGAAAACATTAAGAAACAAGTTTGATTTACAATCACCAACTCAAATGATTGGTAAATTGAGAAATCAAGGTGTGATGATTTATACAAACAGATCATCAAAAGGTGTTTCTTACAGAGTCGGTACGCCTTCAAAAGCTGTTATCGCTGCTGGTCAAAAAGCATTATTCGGTAATACTGCTTACGGTGCATAATTAATAGGGGCGCTTCGGCGCCCCCACCACACTATGACAGAATTTAAAAACGGAATTTATAACACATTAAGAAGTTTAATAGGCACAAGTATAGGACGTGCTTTCATTTATACTTTAGGTCACATTGTAATTGCTATGACTTGTAATAGATTAATTACAGGTGCAGAATGGAAACTTGCAGGTGTTGACGCAATTATAGAACCTATGATTAACGGTGTTTGGTATTATGTACTAGACAAATCTTGGAGTAAATATGGCAAATAAAACACAAATTTTAAATGAGATCAAAGCATTAGAAAATACAAATAAGTATTTTAAAAAAATATTTGAACCACAAGATTGTGGTTGGATGAATACTACAATAGACGGTAATAAATTTAGAATTAAGGTATTAAAAGATGAACTCAAAAATAAAAAGTCAAAACATTGGAGTAACTATCTCTAAAATAGAATATCAATCTATAGCAGATTGTATTCGTAGCGATCAGGTTCCTGCTAATCATATAGCAGAATATTTTGAAGATAAAGATTTTTACAGATGGTATAAAAAGAAATATTTAAATGACTAAATTTTATAAAATATCACCAAAATGGAAAAAGTCCATTTATGAATACAATATATACAAAGATGAAAAGAAAGGTATTTCTTTTAACACAGAAGATATGTACCGTTGGGGTCATTGTATTTTAAAAGTTGAAAATGATGAAGAACTTTCAGATATTATTGGGGATAAAGATGACAGTTATAATGAATTTGAATTTAACCACACAATGGTAGAAGAACAAGAAGTTGATGACCAATGTTCTTTTTATTTTGAAAATGCAAAAGGTATTACAACGGAAGAACTAGACGAAAAATGGGAAGAAGGTGGCTACGATTATTTACTAGATACTTTTGGTGAACCTACAGATTTTTATACAATGTATTACGGAGAATTAAATTTAGAAGATGTAACAGATAGTTATAATGATTGATGAAATATTATTAGATTTGGTAAAGAGAGATGTTAAGGGTGATGATGTTGCTATTTTTATGGGTGGAGGTACAGATAGTGCCACACTTTTATTTACTTGTTTAAGATTAGGTAAAAAACCTGTAGGATATTCATTTTTTTTAGATGGTAAACCATCTTACGATTCATTAAAAGCAGAAGAGATATGTAAAACTTTTAATGTTCCATTTGTACCAGTACCAATGTCAACAGATAATTTGGTAGAAGATTTTAAATTACTTGCAGAGAAATATAATTGTAGAAAGAAAACTCATTTTGAGTGTACATTTCCATTTATATATTTGTTTCCAAAGATAAAAGAGAAGTATATACTAACAGGCGTAGGTGCTGATAGTCATTATGTTTTAAGTAAAAAAGGTATGATGCACTTTAAACATACTGTAGAACTAATGAATAAGTTTAGATATAACTATTTTTATAATACACCAAACGCAGGTGCTATGGACCAGTTAAGACAATTTTGTAAAGAGTATGATAAAGTATTAAGTGTACCATACTTTGAAAAAGAAGTTTACGATTATTTTTATGATAAGAGTTGGGAAGAAATAAACAAACCTGTACAAAAACATCTAATCAAAAAATGTTTTAAAGAGTTTGATAAGATAAAAGTTAAACCACATATCAATTACCAACTATGTGCAGAGATAGATCATCTGTTTGAAAAGTTAATTAATGTAAAAGAAATCAATTTTAAAAATAGAAAAAGAGTTATGGACATATGTAGAGATTGGTATGAGAGAACACAAAATAAATCAGAGGCGGTATTACCTGTATGATATTAGTTGATTTAAACCAAGTATTGATTTCAAATCTAATGGCTCAAACAAGAGGCCAGATAGATGACTTACCAGATAAAAATATGTTAAGACATATGGTACTAAACTCATTACGTGGTTACAATCTAAAGTTTAAAGAAGAATATGGAACGCCTGTGTTATGTGCTGATGGTGCTAATCCTTGGCGTAGAGATATATTTCCTAACTACAAATACAAAAGAAAAAAAGGCAGAGATGAATCAGATGTAGATTGGTCAGCATTATTTCAAATGATTGGTGAAATAAGAGATGAGATTGCTCAAAACTTTCCATACATTGTGTTACACATAGACAAAGTTGAAGCAGATGATATAATCGCTGTACTTGTAAAAGAATATCATACAAAAGAAAAGATTATGATAGTGTCAGGCGATAAAGACTTTATACAATTACATAGATACCCAAATGTAAAACAGTATGCACCAATACAAAAGAAGTTTGTAGAAGATGAGGATCCAGTTAAATACTTACACGAACAAGTAATTAAAGGTGATAGATCAGATGGTGTACCTAATATATTAAGTGCAGATGATGTATTTGTAACAGGTACTAAACAAAGACCTATAAATAAAAAGAGATTAGAGGAATGGGCGAATATAGAGAACATACCTCTTGGTTCAGAAACTAAAAAGTATTATGAACGAAATAAGAAGTTGATAGACTTGGACGAGATTCCAGGTCTTATATATAATGATATAAAGAGTAAATATATAAATTATAAAGTAAATGACAGGACGCTGTTATTGACTTACTTTATAGAGAACAAACTGAAATCATTGATTGAAAATATAAATGATTTTTGATAACATGCATGGAGAAATATAATGGCACAAGACAATCCTAATTTGATTTCCCGAAAAGCAATGGAAGCAATGTCCAGTACATCTGGTTCTGCATATCCATTGATAAGTGAAATCTTTTTAAAGGTTAATAACGCAAAAGACAAGCCTAAAAAGATAGAAGTTTTAAGACAGTACGATAAACCTGCTTTAAGACAAATCTTAAAAGGTTGCTTCGATCCAAAAATAGAATGGGAACTACCAGAAGGTATACCACCATATATTGAAAATGATGTACCAGAAGGTACAGAACATACACTTTTAATAAACGAGTCAAAAAGACTTTGGCACTTTGTTAAAGGCGCAGACCCAAAAACAAATAAACTTCAAAAAGAAACTATGTTTATTCAAATGTTAGAAGGTCTACATAAGAACGAAGCAAAAGTTTTATTAGATATGAAGAACAAATCACTTAATAAAACTTTTAAAGGTTTAACCGCAGATATGGTTAAAGAAGCCTTTGGTTGGAACAAAGACTTTGTAACACCATAACGAATCAATAGAATAAAGGGTGCGACAAGTTGTTGTTCACCCTTTGTTCTTCAATAAACCCCTCATTTTACTACACTTTTTTCCCAAAATACCTGTTGACAAACACCTCTTTTTAGTGTATATTATAAATATGAAAGAGAGGATTTTATATTATGCGTAAATTTATGATAACAGTTGTTATTTTAACAACTACATTATGGTTAGTCTTAACTAGTTTTATGAACTCGGTTATGGCGAATGAGTATAACAAGGCGGTTATTGGTCACGTTATACAATCCACAGTTAACGGTACAAATGTTGACACCAGTAAACTATTAGAGTATGAAATGGAAAAACTGGCTCATCAATTTGCCATTGAATCGATTACAATATTACAAGCATACTTACCTCAAATATTAGAGGGGATTTCGGCAGATTTAAGACTTAAAGCAGATACAGAATACAAATGTAAACTACTTGAAGGATCTAAAATCGAAGATGATTGTAAATAATTTTTTATCATTACCTACAGAAATACAAGTTTTATTATTATTTGGTATATTAATGTTTATATACGAATCAATAAAAGGGATAAAAAGTAAATGGCAAAAACTAAAACAAAGAAATCACAAGTGAAAAAAATCTTAAAAAGGGAATTGGCTTCTCGTAAGAAGTACAAAACAACTTACAAAGATATTAAACACTACTTTGATATTATCAATAAGTCTGTATTTGATAATGTGTTGTCACCATTTAATGATATTATAATCAAAAAAATTTATAGAGATAAATCTAAAAAATATTGCTACGGTCAAGTCGTAGTTTGGGAATGGAAAAGAAAAGGTACAAGGGTATTTCATTTAGAAATGCTACCTGAATATAGAAATAAGAAAGATTTTGTGGACACTTTAGGCCACGAAATGGTCCACCTATATCAAATGGCCAATGTAGGTGACTCTGGAAATCATAATAAATTGTTTTACAGTTTTAGACCAAAGTTAAATGCGATCGGCCTTGATTTATAATGAAAGAGATATATTATGCCAGAAGTGAGAAAGAAAAGCAAAGAAATAGATCATTACGTTAAACAAAACGTAGGAGAAGCATTGTTACAGTTAAGAGAACTATCTAAACCAAGTAACAGGTCAGGTGTAAGTAGAGTTTACTACACAGGCAATTGGGTAAACGACATCTACAATAACTACACAGAAAAACAAGCACAAAAGATATTTGATAACGCCAATCAATATAGAGATAAGTTAGATTTCTTTCAAGTAAAGTTAAAAGATACTTACGAAGATTATAACGAAAAAACTTTACAAGCTTACGATTACGTAGCGAGGGTTAAGTGAAAATCTTTATAAAAACAATGATGGGAGTAATAGTCACTTTGGCTATTGTAACTACCATATATTTTTATTTACAAGACGGCAAAACCAGAGCGGCTGAACTTACGCCAACTAAACCTGATTTTGAACACACAAACAATCAACAATTTTTAGATAACGTTTTACAATGTGTGGATTATGTGTATTGGAAAAATAAAGATTTTGAAAAAGTAAATGTAGAACTATTACTTGCTCAGGCAGCATTAGAATCAGGTTGGGGTGATAGTCGGTTTGCCAAAGTTGGTAAAAACTTATTTGGTATACGAACATATGATTTACAAGACCCTCATATGTTACCATCAAATACTCCAAAGAAATGGGGTGTAAGAGTTTATGAACACGAATGTTATAGTGTAGAACACTATATTAAAATACTAAATAATGGTACAAGTTTTGAAGATTATAGGAAGTTGAGAGAAGACGGAATTGACGACCCATTTAAATTAGTAGAAACACTTGGTGCCTACGCCTCAGATAAAAATTATTTTCCTAAAATTAAAAGTATAATTAAAACAATTAGAAACGAGTATAATATAAAATAATGTTTTTAACAATACTTACATTTCTATCGGCCATATCTATATCTATTATAGCGGCTGGGTATTCAATCATAGGTCTAGCAACATTGTTTGCTGGCGCTGTGATACCTATTATTGCTATGGGTTCAGCATTAGAAGTTGGTAAACTTGTTGCCGCCAGTTGGTTATATAATAACTGGAATAGTGATGTACCACGTTTACTAAAAGCATATCTCTTTGGTGCCATTATAGTTTTAATATTCATTACATCAATGGGTATCTTTGGTTTTCTATCAAAGGCACACCTAGACCAAGTACAACCTACTACAGGTAACGCCTTAAACATACAAGTCTTAGATAAACAAATCAATCAACAACAAGTTATTATTGATCGTGCTGA